TATTCCTGGGAGCGTATGACCGTGCCAGTCGTCTGAACAACGCGCCCCAACCGCTGACGCGGACGCTTCGCTTTGGGGCGCCTACGGCCTGAACGATACGACCGCATCCAATCAGCCGAAACAGACGGGGACTAATCATGTCTGGCCAACCGCTGCGCGGACGCTTCGCTTTGTCCAGACGACGGCCTGAGAAAGCGACGGATTGAAAAATCACGGCCAGTGCGTGCCGGGATGCCGCTTTTGCTGGACAGGGGCGAATGGACGGCGGTTGATGCGAGAGATGGCCGTTGCGCTGCACCACCTGCGCCCGCATAGCTGTCGCTGGAGGTTCCGTGGGCCGCACAACATCGGCAGTCCCGGCGGAATACTGCCCGCAACCCGATACCACACCGCGCGCCGCCTACCGCGAAACTCTGTCCGTGAGACACGACGGCCGGAGCGCGCGAAAAAAAACCGCAGGGCGAAACCTGCGGCGAATGCTGAAAATAAGCGTTATTTGTGAATGAAGGCAGCGTATGCTCCCAACAAAGTGGCAAGGACGATGAAGGGATAAAAATAGGCTTCGACGATGACCTTGAAGGTGCTTTTTTCTTCATGCCGGGTTTCCGCCCGCAGCTTGTCCACTTCCGCCAGCATCTTGTAAATGCGCGCCTGCGATTCCTGAATCTCGGCAATCATCTTTTCTTCGGAAAGGTTCATTTTTTTGCCCTCTTTTGCTGTTTGAAAATATCAATCTGCGCGTTGTCGGCAACATAGCCCTCTATCAACTTGCGCATCACCAGACTTGCCGTCAATCCCTGTCCCTCGCATTGCGAAACAAACACGGTCTTGAGGTCATCGGGTATCCTGCATCGGATTATAGTATCCATCCTGATTGCTCCTGTAGCTAAATAATGGCTATATTGTAGCCACAAAATAGCCACATGGCAATCCATGAACATTACAGGATTATTAACACATGAGCCTCAAAATCAGCGACCGCGAACGCATCCAAATCCTGCATATGCCCCACGGTGTGCGCGGCACTTACCTGCTTTGGCGCATCGGCATCAACCCCAAACACTTCATCGCCCGCGAAACCTATGCCCGGCACCGCCAACAACTGGCCGAAAAATGGGGCATTGATATTACCGCCCTGCCCTCGCCCACCACCCGGAAAAAATAAAGCCCCGTCAATGGCGGGGCGATAAATGACGCCTCAAATCAGGCGAAAAAAGCGGAAACAAAAACGGCAAATGGCTCAACGGTGCGGTTTACGGGTTTTGCAAGCAGAAAATATACAGTAAAATCACATACTTAATGTTCATTCTGCGAAGTTGGATGATTTTATTGCGGCAGATTTTGCGGCAAATTCAGCGGCAATAAAAAAATTATATTTTTCTGATACCTAAGATTCATTCCAAGAAGTTATTTGCGCAAAATATTACGGGGTATCGGTTTGGACAGCGTTGACAAGCATTGCGCCTGTTCCAATGCAACAGTACCGCCACCCTCGCCGTAACATTGACAAATGCCGCGTTTTTTATTGGCGACGCAGCCGCTGATTGGTGTAGCCGTCGGCGTGGATGACCAGCCATACGGCAGATCGCGCAAATCCGGCTCCGCCTTGTCCACCTGCACCGCGCCGGGCGCAACCGCCGTCCCTGACGTGGCCGCGCCGGCGGTTTGTGTGGCCAAATCCGTTTGGGTTGCCGTGGCTTCTGCCGACGCTTGCGGAGCCAATGCCTTGCCGCCGGTAACGATATTCAACCCGCCATCACGCCAAAACAAATAACCAACGCCAGCCAATACCAACAGCATGAGTGCCAGCAATCGTTTTAATTTCGCCGGAAAATGCAGTTTGTGGGTGTGTTGCTCCGCGCTTTGATAGTAGCCGTAATAGCGCTTCGGAAATTTGAAAATGGACTGTATGGCGCGCAACTGCTCAACACGGCTGTTTGGATTTTCAACCTGATGTTGCCATTCATAGACCGTCGCGCCTTCCATGCCAAAAGCACGATACAGATGAATATGCTTGCCACAAAGACTTTTCACCGTCGCATTCAACAGGCGCGGCGATTGGGTAATTACCACGATGTCATAGCCCTGATGGCGATGAGTACTCATTGCCTCAATGATTTCTTCGGTGCGCTTTTCCGGGACTTTTGTCGGGAAAAAAAACTGCGCCTCATCATAGACAATCAACGAACCGGACGGCGTATCCCGCCAGTCAAACACCCCGGTTTTACTGCCCGGCTCCGGCGTGTCAAAAAGCGTAATGTTGCCCGGCTCCGGGAAGCATTCCGCATCCAGCGGGATATTCGTGAACACCAACCGCGCCGGACGCGGTTCCAGCGGCGTTTCCGGGTCAGGTACGCGTTGCTGCAAAAATTCGTCAATACGCTGCACGGTGTAGAGGGTTTTGCCAGAGCCCGGCACGGCAGTAATCAACGTCAGCATGATGCCCCCTATTTCGCCTTGCCGATGAAGACTTTCGCTGCCTGCAACGCCGCTGCGGTCAGCATCGCGCTACAAATGACGGTGAATGCCTCCGGGAAGCCGGACAAGGCCATGAGGTTCAAAATCCGCGCCGGAAGCCCGCCCAACGTCGGCGCAATCAGGTCAAAGCCTTTGTTCAAAAGGAACTCCAGTCCCTTGTAAGTTACAAAGGCAATGCCCAGCGCCGCCAGCAGTTTTGTGACGAATTTGCTCAAGATATAACCGCCCACGGCTATCAACAACTTGCCCATACTTAACTCCTCGCTGATCCAATCATGATGCGCGCTGCAAAAATATAGGCTGCCGCCAACACAAAAAACCGCAAATTGCGCGCAAACTCGCAATACTGGTCAAAATCGAACTGATAGCTGCGATACGCCAAATCCAGCGTATAAGGCGCCGGGCACTGCTTCGCACCGAATGAAATCGTTTTATGTTTTTCAATATCGGTTACATCAATCTCGCGTTTGTGCGCCTCCAAATCCGGCTCTTCCGGAACATCCTCCTGTGTCCATTTCATCCATCTGCACAAGGTCGGCATCAGGTCACAATCTTTCAACTGCGGTTTTTCCTTCTGCTCCGGTTTGCCTTCATTGCCCGGCTTGGTATCGCCGCCAGGTTTCGGTTTGTTGTCGGTATTGTTATCTTCACCCGGTTTTGGCTTTTCCTTGTCATCTTCACCCGGTTTTGGTTTTTGCTTGTCGCCTTCACTCGCACCGGGTTTCCCCTCACCTTCGTCACCCGGTGTAATATCCTTTTCCCCGGTTTTTTCATCAATCTGTTTCCCGTCACGATAACGCCTGGTCGATGTGCGTTCACGCACGGTTACAGTCGGATTCGGCGTATAACTGCCGTCCTGCGGCTGGATTTGTGGCTGATACTGGGTTTGGGTTTCGGTGGTCGTACCGTCCGGATTTACACTGGTCTGCGGTTCTCCCTGGAATGGCGGCATATTGTCATAATGCTGCGTTTCCGGTCGTCCCAAATACGGACGCAACCAGTCAGCATCACGGTCAGACGGCTGATAACCGGACAAATCCAGTTTGTCGATATCCGCCGCCGTTACCGGACGATGCGGCTTGCGCATATCGGCCTCCGGCTTGCATTTGCCATCATCCCAAACATTGCCGATACCACAATCCGATTCAAACTGGACGGCAAATCCATGACTGCCCGGAGCAACGCGGCAATATTCAAAACTTATATAACCGTTTTCCTGGAAATCCTTCAATGCTTCAGGACGAAAATAAGGATGTCCCAACAATGCACAAGTTGCACGGGGATTGGATGTATATTCATCAACGGACATTTTGGCGTCCGGCCAATACCCCGAAACGTGATATTTGTACCGCCCCGGCAAAAAATCGCCGTCATAAACGTAATACTGGCCGTCCTCCTCAAACCATCCGGCTTTCTCCAAAACAGCCTCGATTGCCAGTCCGGCAATAATGCCCCAACCACTGCGCTTGATGCCCTTCAGTGCCGCGCGTGTGGCCGTTTGCACCCCGGCACGCGACCAACCAAAACGGGCATACCACGGAGTCCTGATTTTGGCCGCGTTCATGGTAATGCCACCACGCACCGTTTGACCAACGGCACCATTAGGCAAGGCACGGTAACGCGACGCCTCAACCGCCGCCGATTCGGCTGCACCGCCAAAACAGGGCGCATCGTAATACCATGTCTCATTTAATTTGGGCGATACACATTTGCCCGCCGCCCATGTCGCATTTATCGCGGAAACAAAAAAAACGGCAACACAAAACCTAAAAAAATTAACCATAACCAACCCATCATTTTCAATTCTCCTGACTCAATGCCGTCCGCCCGGCGGCGCTCGTCCCTCGCTGCCGCCTTGCGGCGGACGGCATTGAAAAAAAGAGGGGCAAAAGCCCCCCGTTTGGTTTTTTGACGGCTTTACGATGCCGCGCGCTTGAGATAACGCCAGCCCACAATCGCCAGCACCAACACGAACAACAGGCCGAAAACCTTGACCATGTCCGCTTTGACGTCGGTAAATTGCTGGTCAATATTGGCAGGCAACAGGCTTTCTGCATGCACATACAGGGATGTGGAAAACAGCGTGGCCGCCGCGCCCAGGCGTTTCAAATGACGCATAACTAACTCCTTAAAGTTTTGTAGATTGAAGAACCGTCCGCCCCAACCAGGCGAACAGACACAGCCCGAAAAACATCGAGCCAACCCGGACACCTTCAGCCACGGAAAGGCCAAAAGCATCGGATACGTTAATCCATTGCTGACAAACATTGTCAACAACGGCAGAACAGACATACATCAGCGTTTTCTCCGCGCATGACGTTCAATTTCACTACGCCGTTTGATACGGTCGTAGTATTTCTTTTCGGCATCATTCAGGGATTTGTAAAATTTCTTCTCCGAATGTGTATCTGCGGCTTTTTTCAGGTAACGCAGAAAGGTTGCCGTTACCTCCAGCAGCACCAAAATACCGACAAACTTGTACAAATCGCCCTTGATGGCATCAAACAGCGAATTGAACAGGGAAAAATCAATCACATGAATCCCAGCGGCAGCAGGCTGTTCATGGACAACGGCGAGTAGCAAAACAGGTCATGAAAAACCCCGGAAAGCGTCATTTCCAAAAGACCGGATTGCGAAAACCACACGGCGCAATAATCAATCATGCGGCTTTTACCTCACCATTCACGGCAAGAACGCGGACACGCGGATTTTTGCCGGTCATGTCAATATCAAGAAGAAATTCATAAGGCTTCATCACCTGCAAGCCGCGCACCTTGTCGAACAGGTCATAATCGGCATTCAATATTTCCACCTGATAGCCTGTTACACTATCCTTTTTTGCCATTTCCAGCGGAATCAGGACAATCTTTGCGCCGCGCAACTGTTCGCCTTTGTCGCTTCTGAAATCATAACGGCTGGCACCTACATAAAAATAACGGTTGGTTGTCTGCATAATCAATTACCCTCGTTGTTCAAACAAATATTGCAAATCACAAAACCCAATTCACTCATGACGGCATTGTGTTTTGCAGTTCCCATTATGTTTCCTCAAAAAATGAATTGTTTTCAATGTCCGCAAGCTCAGATTCCACTTCGGCCAGTTCGGCGGTTAATTCCGCCAAATCAAAATGAAGGTTATCAATCTGCTCACGAAGGAAATCACGCGCTGCAACCAGTTCTTCATAGCTTAAAGCCATTTTTATACCTCACTCAATTGTTCAAATTAACTATCTGACATCACGCAACCCGCAACAGATACGGCTGCAAACATGGCGGTATCTCTACAACCTCCATCGGTGCCAGCACCTTTATCGGATGCACTATCGCCGTCCGGTCTTCCGCCATTATCGGCGGCTTGGAAATATCAATCCCAATCTTCAACAACTCGGCACGGTGGCGGTAGTAGGTTGTTTTGGACATCAGCGACTTCAAATCACGCCCCGCGCGCCATTTCTCCACAGTTCCCTGAAAACTGGGACTAAGTTTTACATAATCGTGTTCGGCTATTTCTTGGTTGCGCATGGTGATTCTCCCGGTAAATTCGTTAAATACTTCATCAAGTCTGTTTTGCAGCAAAACGGGATCGGTTAGTTGGAGTCTGTCCAATATCTGCTTCTGTAATACGAGCTCTACGCGGAGCTGTCCGGCGACGAATTGCTCAAAATCTTCGCGCGGCAGAAAATCCGGCAGGCGGTGCGCCTTCGAGCGGCTGGTTATCTCCAGATATTTGTTGTAAATCTTCAGAGACCACAGCCCGGAATGTTTGCCAATGTAGAAGGTGTTTTTGCAAAACTCGCAGCGGTCGCCACGCGCGGAAACGGTGTGCGGCATCATCCGCAGGTAATCGCGCACGTCCTGATCCGTGCCGAGGCGAAACATTTTGGTGATGTCGATTTTGGTAACGCGGTAGTGGCCGTCGTCAATCTGTTTGACAGCGCGCGCGGCGTCGGTCGCGGAAAAACCCAGCTTCGGCAGCACGTCGGCAACCACGGCGCGCGCAAGGCTGCGAATGCAGGAAATGCCAAAGATGTTATGACCCTGAAGGTACTTCGCCGGATTGCCCTTGACCGAAATGCCGGACACCATCCCCGACGGCAATGAACCCGTCTGCGCCACGGTGTAATCACTGTCAATGCTGGACACGGCAACACGGCTGGAATAGCTCCCCTCTTCGTCAAAGGTGTTTTCTACCCCGCGAAACATGACGAACTCCGAGGTAACAACGCCGCCTGGCCCTCCCCCCGCCCCCCCCCCCTGCCGTATCGGCAGATGCGCAAGCGGTACCTCAATGTTCAGCCAGTCAATCACGCCATAACCTCAAAATAAAGAAAGTCTTTACATAAAGAATAACTTTATATGGTAGCGTTGTAAAGAGTTTCTTTATTATCGAGGCAACATGACCAACCCGCTTCCTAAAATGCAGAAGAACGACATTACTGAACTTGTTGATTACATACAGGAATTAAAAGGATTCGAGAGCCAGCGGCAGACTATGGAAGCACTGAAAGAGAAGCCGCAACAGTACAGGGAATGGGCGAAAGGAAACCAACCCAGAGACACGGCAATTTTCAAAATGGCGGAGCTTCTAAAAGTCGCACCTGAAGACATACTTATCGTTGCAAAACAATACGATAAAAGAGGGACGGAGGAGACGAAACGTTACTGGGGGAAAAAAGCAGTTGCCATCATGAAAAAAATCAAGTCCCCCCTGCCCCAGCTTGCCACAAGCATTACAGAAAGTTTAGAGTAGTCCCATTTTTGGGACTAAGTCGGGTACTACTACACCCGACTAGCCGCCCCGTGCCCTGAAAGATTAACGAGGTGTAATC